TAATGTTCTTACGGATTTTACTGCTTCGTTGTTCCATTACATGAGAGCAGTGCGGACAGTTAACTTTAACGGGCTTATCCATGAACATCTTTAGGTCATCGAAAATAGTCATAATATTTACCTGGTAGATGTATGGGTACTCATTGTATTCCTCCTGATTTTTATTTGCTCACTTATTGTTCAGTTATGCTTTTCCTCATGATGAACCAGGTGGTTCGATATTCTGCTTTTTGCGAAGAAAATCAAACTTTCCGATAAAAAATTCCCTTATATCTTTATTAGTAAACCACTGGCACCCAAGGGGTATTTTGCGCCTTGTAGCGCGCTATCAAGCGAGTCTTTCATGCTTTAGCCTGACGAGATTGTTACTCAGGCGGCCAACGCTTAACACACAAACAGGACAAACTTATGGCTGGAGATAGAATATTAAGGCCATACCCATCAAGCTTGTTTATCGATAACCCTGACCTCAAACCTTATAATCGCCTGGTGCCGGCGGAAGATGTCCACGAGTGGATACATGCCGAAATACTGAGCGAAGAAGGTACATTGCATAATCCTGACCATTTCCATTTGCTGGAAGCTGACATCGTGTTCATGTGGGCGTCGAATGCGTTCGCGAAGAAGGGGCGCACAGTGCTGGGGCAGTGTGAAGAGGTAATGATGCGCGCTGGTGGATGGCAAAAAGCCCGAATGGAACAGCAGATGTACGAATGGTTCGGACGCATCCCGGAGTTCATCATCACCCTCGCCGCTGATTACTGCGCTCAGTGTTCCGATTTGGAGTTCTGCGCGCTGGTGGAGCATGAGCTGTACCACATCGCACAGGAAACCGATGAATTCGGTGCACCGAAGTTTTACCGGGACAGCGGGCTGCCCAAACTGAAACTGCGCGGCCACGATGTGGAAGAGTTCGTGGGCGTTGTTCGCCGCTATGGTGCCAGTCACGATGTGCAGCAGTTGGTGGACGCTGCGAACAGGCCTGCGGAAGTGGCTCACCTTGATATTGCCAGGGCATGTGGAACTTGCTTGTTGAAACTGGCTTAATTTTGGAATGCTTTGGAAGGATGGTTATTTATGGCTGCACTAAAACCGGAAGTGAAAGCCGCCATCGTTCAAATGCTTGCGTGCTATGACAGCCTGTCGATTGTTGTCGAGGCTATCCAAAAAGATTACGGGATAAAGGTCACCCCTCAGCAAGTTGAATCACATGACCCGACGAAGGTTAGCGGCAAGGGGCTGGCTAAAAAGTGGGTTGATCTTTTTAATTCTACCCGCGACCGCTTTCTTAATGAAATCTCCGACATCCCGATTGCGAATAAGGCCTACCGGCTGCGCGCCCTCGACCGAATGATGACGAAAGCCGAGACAATGCGGAATATGGCACTGGCAGCGTCACTGATTGAACAGGCCGCCAAAGAGTGCGGTGATGCCTACACAAACAAACATAAATTCGAGCATTCCGGGCCTAACGGTGGCGCTATCGAGACGCTCACCATGAGCAAAGAGGAATACAAATCAGCAAGGCAGGAGATGATGGAGGATGACGACTGCTGAGCAAAAGGCATTTGCCCGTAAGGTCGAATGCGAAGAGGATGGGTTGTACTACGCGCGTTATTTCTTCAAACAGCGCACCGGCGGCAAGATGATTGTCGCACCGCATCACAAAGTTATTCAGCAGACGCTGAACCGCGTTATAGATGGTGAGATAAAGCGCCTGGTCATTAACGTTCCGCCTGGTTACACCAAAACAGAACTGGCAACCATTAACATGATGGGCCGGGGACTGGCGCTGAACCGGCGCGCCCGTTTTATGCACCTGTCATACTCCCACCAGCTGGCGCTACTGAACTCATCGACTGCACGCGGCATGGTCAAATCGCAGGCCTACCAGTCAATGTGGCCGATGGCGTTGCGTGACGATGCGGACAGTAAGGCTATGTGGTGGAATGAATATGGCGGCGGGGTTTACGCATCGTCCGCTGCCGGGCAGGTTACCGGCTTTCGTGCCGGACACATGGAGCCAGGCTGGCAGGGCGCGCTGATTATCGATGACCCGGTAAAACCAGATGATGCCTACAGCGAAACTGTACGCGATGGCGTGAACAACCGCTTTAACGAAACCATCAAATCACGTCTGGCCGTAGAAACAACGCCGATGATTGTGATTATGCAGCGTATCCACTATCACGACCTCAGTGGATACCTCCTGCGCGGTGGCTCCGGTGAAATGTGGCATCACCTGAATCTGCCGGTGATTATCGATAACAGCCAGGCGTATTCGGCGCAATACCCGGAGCACTCTCACGCCATACCGATTGCACATGGTCTGCCTGATGGCTGGCTCTGGCCGTTCAAGCACAACGAGTCTCACCGCGTATCACTGTTCTCTCACCGCCGAACTGCCGAGGCTCAGTACATGCAGAAGCCCCGCAAATTTAACGCGGAGGGCGCACTGTGGACTGAGGCGATGATTAGTGCCGCGCGCGACCTGCAGATCCGCTTTGATAAGGTTCGTACGGTTATCGCGATTGACCCGCAGGCCACAAACAGCGATGAAAGCGACGAAACCGGGATTGTGGCCGCCAGCGCATACGGTGCTGGTGATAAAAAACAGTTCTCTGTGGATGGCGATTACAGCGCCAAATACTCACCGGCTGGCTGGGCTAAAAAGGCTATGTGGGCCTATGAGGAACATGGCGCTGATGCCATCGTTATCGAAACGAACCAGGGCGGTGATATGGCAGAGGAAACACTGCGTAACGCCGGGTTCAAAGGCCGCATTATTCGTGTTCATGCCAATAAAGGGAAATTTGCCCGCGCTGAACCGATATCCGCGCTCTACGAACAGGGGCGCGTAGCCCATCACGGCAATCTCTATCTACTGGAAAACCAGTTGATGGAATACGTGCCAGCTACTGCCAAAAAGTCTCCTGACCGACTGGATGCCGCCGTGTATGCGCTGACCGAACTCGGCGGAGCGCAGGCAATTGGCATGATGATCCCGAAACGCCTCAGATAATTTACGGACCCTGCATGAATAAAAATCTTCAGCTGGCCGTCAACCATGCGTTGAACGATGCCAGGCTTGCGCGCGCCCGTATGATGGCCGCCAACCCAACCATGGGGCTGGATTCAAAGCGTAGCTCGGCATGGTGCGAGTACGGATTCAAAGACGACATTACCTTCGATGACCTCTACAGCCTGTACCGGAGAGGCGGTATTGCCCATGGCGCGGTCAAAAAGCTGATCGGTGCGTGCTGGCAAAGCAACCCGGAAATTATCGAAGGAGATAAGCAGGACGAAACCCGCCCGGAAACAGCCTGGGAAAGCAAGGCTAAGTCTGTGTTAACGCATCGCTTCTGGCGCTCTTTTGCCGAGGCTGATTTGCGACGGCTTGTAGGGCGTTACTCCGGCATTCTGCTGCATGTACGGGACAACAAAGACTGGAACCTGCCTGTAACCAGAGGGCGGGGACTGGAGAAAATCACCGTTGCCTGGGCGGGAACAATCAAGGTTAAGGACTGGGATACAGGCCTCAATTCCCGAACCTACGGCCAGCCGAAAATGTGGCAGTACATCGAGCAACTGGCGAACGGTGCCATCCGGCGCGTGGAAGTTCATCCGGATCGCGTTTTTATCCTGGGTGATTATTCCCCCGATGCTATCGGGTTTCTGGAGCCCGCTTATAACGCTTTTGTAAGTCTGGAGAAGGTGGAAGGCGGCTCCGGTGAATCGTTCCTGAAGAACGCGGCCCGCCAGCTGAGCATTAACTTCGATGAAAAAATCGATTTCACCAATCTGGCCTCGCTCTATGACGTGAGCGTTGCAGAACTGCAGGACAAATTCAATGAAGTCGCCGTTGAGATTAACCGTGGCAACGATGCGCTACTCACCACGCAGGGCGCAGCTGTAACGCCGCTGGTGACATCTGTGGCTGACCCCGGCCCGACTTATGACGTAAACCTGCAGACAGCCGCCGCCGCGCTGGATATCCCAACCAAAATCCTCGTTGGCATGCAAACGGGCGAGCGAGCGAGCACCGAAGACCAGCGTTACTTCAACGCGCGCTGCCAGTCCCGCCGGGGCGATTTGTCATTCGATATTGAAGACCTGTGTGACAAGCTGGTGGATCTGGGCATTCTCGACGCGGTAGGGCAGAAAGCGGTTATCTGGGATGACCTGAACGCAAGCACTGACGCCGAGAAGCTGGCAGCAGCCAAAACCATGGCGGAAATTAACAGCACCTTGATCGCCACTGGCGAACAGCCCTTCACCGGTGAAGAAATTCGCGTCGCTGCCGGGTATGAGGGCTCGCCTGCACCGCTGGGGGAAGACGATGAAGAAGAGGAAAACGAAACCTCCGATTCTGCCGGGAAACCTTAACGACCCCACTGGTGCAGACCGCCTCGAGCGCGGTGCGATTAACGAGTTCGGCAAACGGATAAGGCGAATCGCAAAAGCGTACCAGGACATTCTCGACCGCATTCCCGCATCTCCCGCTGTAAACCTTCGCTACGCATTTGATCTGGACACCTCACTGTTATCAATGCTTCTCAGCAATGCCTCGGTGATGGTTGATGAAATCCTCTTTGGTGGCAGCGAGACCGATTTCTGGTTCTGGCGGGATTACGTCAGACAGGGATATCAGCGCGGCACGGCTCAGGAATTTGCCAGCCTGTCGCAGCAGTCGCCGGTCTATGCCGCCGGGCGTGAAAGTCTCCAGCAACTGTTGCTGAGCGATCCCTATCAGCGCCGCCTGCTGCTGGTGAGATCCCGCGTGTTTGAGGAGATGAAAAACCTCAGTGCGCGGATGAAATCGGATATGGCGCGCATTCTGACCGATGGCATGGGGCGGGGGCAGAACCCGCGGGAAATCGCGAAACGTCTCACCAGCCAGACCGGGATTGAACTCAGCCGTGCTAAGCGTATTGCCCGCACGGAAATACCGACGGCGCTGCGCCGTGCCCGGTGGGATGAAACGGATGATGCTGAGGCTCAGTACGGCATTACAACCCGTCTTTTGCATCTGTCAGCATTCAGCTCGACAACGCGGCGTAAACATGCGCTTCGCCACGGGCATCTCTACACCACCGAAGAGGTTCGCGACTGGTACAGCGTCGACGGCAACGCGATTAACTGTAAATGCACGCAGGTTGCTGTGCTTGTTAACGCAAGCGGTCAGCCGCTTAACCCGAACATCATTGATATGGCTAAAAAGCGCCTGGAGAAAGCGCAGAAAGCCGGACTCATCGCCAACCACTGCGACTGCGGCCACCACAGAGCCGCGTAACCGCGAGACATCACCATGACCATGCAAGTAAACGTCACCACCCGTGTGAACAGCCAGTCTATTCGTCGGGAAGTTCATAACGGGCGCGATCATCTGATCCTGCCCAGTTACACCCTGCCGGCCAATGTCGTCATGAACGGCGGACTCTACTCTGCCAGCGAAATCGATGCGCACTATGCGGGTCTCGAGGGGACGCTGGCACCGCTCGGTCATCCGCAGGTAAACGGCCAGTTTGTGTCGGCCTTCTCGCCTGAAGGGCTGAATGTCGGGTTCGTCGGCGCGTGGAACCGCAACGTTAAAAAAGCCGGGAATCGTATCTACCTGGAGAAATGGGTGGATGTGAACAAGGCCAGCGAATCTGAAGGTGGACGGGAACTCCTCGAACGTGTTGCAGCCATTGAGCGCGGCGAGGACGTGCCGCCAATTCACACCAGTGTGGCGGTGTTTCTTGACCAGCTCGAACCCAATGAAGAACAGAAGGCGCTGGGTGCCGAGTGGGTGGCAAAAATCCACGGCATGGATCACGACGCCATTCTGCTTCACGAAGTCGGTGCGGCCACACCCGAGCAGGGCGTTGGCCTGATGGTGAATGCTGACCTCGCCACGCCGCTAAAAGCCAACTCCGGCGCGCTGGTGGGCGAATCCTTCCGGGAGCGTGAACAGCGCCTCGACCGTGCGGCCAAAGCCCGGTTTGCCCCCGGCGAGAACGAATACGCCTGGGTGGCTGACTTCACCGAGTCGCAGGTGGTGATTATCCGCAATGGTGGAAGCGCGCAGGTTTACGGCTACACCTCTGACGGCGGAAAAATCACATTCGACGACACCGGAACGCCGGTTGCCCGCCAGGAGTCCTGGGTCACCGTTGTAACCAACAAAGTTAAATCCCTTTTCACACCGCAGGATAAGCCTGCAACCAACCATCAAACGGAGGGCGACATGCCTTTAACCACTGAAGATACAGAACTGCTTCGCAAAATCGTTGGTGAGGCCATCGCCGCTAATAACGACGCGACCATTAAGCCACTGAGCGAAAGCATTGCAGCAATTCAGACTAACCAGCAGCAGCTCGCTGAGACCCTGACCGCTAACTCCCGCGCCGAAGAAGCAACGAAGCGCGCGGCGGTTGCGAAAGTTCACGGCGAGATCGTCGCGAACGCGCTGTCAGGTGATGCACTGGATGCGATGTTCAAAAACCTGGGCGAAGCCGCACCGCTGGGTACTAACTCCGCGCAGGCGCAAACCGAAACCGGCGCACCTGATCCGGCCACTTACTTCAAATAAGGGAAACGCCAATGCCACGTTATCGTCGCGTTAATATCGACGGGGAATCGCTCTACAAGACGGAAACCCGAAAACTTGCCGCGCCCCTGAACCCGGGGACGTTTGTTGTCATCAATGCCAGCAATCTTTTTGCACAGGCCTCTGCGCCTGTGGGACGCATGTATGTGCTGGATTGCGCTTATCACGAAGGGCTGGGCATTACCGATACGATCCCGTCCGGTCATTCGGGTGTGGGTAATTACCTGGAAGAAGGGCGTGAATTCGCTGTTCGTGTGGCTGCAGGCGCCTATAAAAAAGACCAGCCAATTACGGTTGTTGCAGGTCAGGCCGCTGCCGTTCCTACCGCTGCGGGTACCTATCAGGTCATCGGTTACTGCCAGGATGACGTCACCACCACGGCGGTTGACTTCATCCGCATCCGCGCGCGCGCTTCCAGCGTGACCGTTGCTTAAGGAGAGCATCAATGTATTTTTCTGCTGAAACACTGGCGACCAACAGCCGCCTGCGCACGCACTGGAATGAGCTGTGGGCTAACCGTAACATGTGGGATGCCCAGCACCGCGCCATGATGGCGGTAAACCGTAATCTCATGACGCCTGAAATGCTGGCGGCGAATGCCCTGGCTGGTGACGGTCTCGGTCGTGAATTCTGGGCTGAAATCGACCGACAGGTCATCCAGCTGCGCGATCAGGAAATCGGGATGGAAATCGTCAACGATCTGATGGGTGTACAGACAGTTTTGCCGATTGGCAAGACAGCCAAGCTGTATAACGTCGTTGGCGACATCACCGATGATGTGCAGGTTAGTCTGGATGGTCAGCCACCTTTTTCTTTTGACCACACCGAATACGGCAGCGATGGCGACCCGATCCCGGTTTATACCGCAGGTTATGGTGTGAACTGGCGTCTTGCTGCGGGCCTCAATACCGTCGGTATTGACCTGGTGCTGGATTCGCAACTGGCGAAGATGCGCAAGTTCCATAAACGTCGCGTTAAAGGCTATCTCGACGGCAACCCGACCATTCAGGTTCAGAACTATCCGGCCCAGGGCATGCGCAACCATCGTAACACCGCCAAGATTAACCTCGGTTCCGGTGCCGGGGGAGCGAATATCGACCTGACCACGGAATCGCCGGCGCAGCTACTGGCATTCTTCGGCCCAACAGGACCGTTTGGTATCACCGCCCGCGCCAACAAAGTCACTGCGTACGATGTGCTGTGGCTGAGCGCTGAAATCATGGCGAATCTGTCGAAGCCGTACACCATTGAAGTCGGCAGCGGCGCGAACGCCGTAATCAGCGGCAATGTCCTGGACGCCATCCGCAAATTTATGCCGGTGAAAGATATCCGCCAGACTTATGCACTAACCGGTAATGAATTCCTGGCGTATGAACGTCGTCAGGATGTGATCACGCCGCTGGTAGGGATGGCGGTCGGGGTGGTTCCGTTGCCTCGTCCGATGCCACAGAGCAACTACAACTTCCAGATTATGTCTGCAGAAGGTTTGCAGATTAAACGCGATGACGATGGCCTGTCCGGCGTTGTCTACGGCGCAAATCTGGCTTAAGGAGAAATTATGCCGAAGTTTGAAGTCATACGTGGCTGGCATGGCGTTAAGGTTGGGGATGTGCTGGTTCTGGATAAAGTTCATCCAGCGCTGGAATCTCATCTTCGCCTGATGCAGGGGGAAGCGGGCGGTGAACTTATCCCGGCAACACCGGGCGCGGGCACTGATGTGAAACCCCGTAAAGAAATCATTGCTGAACGCCTGAAAGAACTGGGGATCGAGTTCAAAGGCAATCTGGGTGCGGAAAAGCTTTCGGAGCTGCTGCCGCCTGGCGAGCTTGAAAACCTGTTCCCTGCTGAATAACCGCCGCGAAAGCGGTTTTTTTATGCCCCGTTCCGGCGGGGCGTCTTATTTCAGGAGTCTGTCATGGTTTCACAGGAACAGGCACAGCAGTACCTGACCGGGCAGGGCATCGCTTTACCCGACTTCGTGCTGGCGGCGCTGATTGACCAGGCCAACGGCATTGAAGAATGCCTGGTACTTCATTATCCGGCATCGACAGCGCTGCTTATCCAGCTGTACCTGCTTGCGCTGATGGGGCTGGGGCAGGGTGATAAATACCTTACCAGCCAGACCGCACCTAACGGCGCTTCGCGTTCATTCCGGTATCAGTCGTTTTCTGACCGCTGGAAAGGGGCGCTGAGCCTGCTGCGCGGACTGGACAAACATGGTTGCGCGACGGCACTTATCCCGCCCGATCCGACTGCCGCGCCAGCATTTGCGGGGATTTGGGTCGGTAAGGGTGGCTGTATGTGCAACGGGGGCCGGTAATGGCATGGGTATCGGTGAAACAGCGTCTGCCGGAGCCGTTCCTTAAGGTCTGGGTCATGACAGACAGCGGCAGGAAGGCCACCGGCTACGTCAAAAGTAACGGTGAATGGTTCATCTTTTGCCGTGAGGTAGCCGCCGGGAACCCAGAAGTGATCAGCTGGGAGGA